CCGCCCGTGCTGACGGCCGGTGCCGGGATCGTGACCGCGGACGTGAGCGCGGACAGTGCCGCCGTCTCCCCGGTGCTCACCGCAGGTGCCGTGACTGACGCGGAGGCCGCCACGGCAGCCGGGCCGGGGGCCGCGCTGACGGCCAGCGCGGTGATCACCTGCGGCGGGATCGCCCTCGCCGGGGCCGGGTACGCCCGCCGGGCGGTGACCACGGCCGCGTTGCCGGCCGCGCTGACCGCAGGCGCCGGAACGGATGCCGACGCGGACACGGCGGCCGGGGCCGGGGTGGCGGGCGGCAGTTTCCCGGGCACGAACCCCGGCACGGCCAGGCCGGGCACCGCGCTGGAGAACGTGGTGACTACCGGGTGAACGGCCGGCGGGGGCGGCGGGGCCGGGATAGCCCACGGGACGGACGGGGTGAACCGGCTTCCGGCCTGCGCGGCGGGCGGCGCGAACTGCCCCGGCACGTCCCACGGGGTGGCCGGCTGGATCTGCGGGGACGTGACGGACGGGGTGACGGTCCACGGCGGCCACGGGGCGAAGGCCCCCGGGGTGCGGGCGGCGGGAGCCTCGAACTGCTCGGGGGCGGTCAGCGGCGGGACCGGCTGCGGCGGCGGCGCGTACCCGCTGGCGTTCCAGTGGTTCGTGATCTGCGCGCCGGTCAGCGCGACCGGGTAGACGGCGAACGCGGCCAGGGAGCCGGTGAAGCTCCCGTTGGTCCAGATCGTCCGCCCCTCGCCTGCCACCCAGTAGGCGGTCCAGGAGTAGGGGGAACCCCCGGCGGCGCCGGACGCGGCCTGCGCGCCGTCGACGTACAGGAGCATGTTCCCGCTGGCGTCGCTGGCGGCGACCAGGTAATGCCATTTGCCGTCGTTGCAGGCGGCCGTGCTGTTGACCTGCCCGGTAGTCGCGCTGTTCGTGTACAGCCAGGACGATGCGTTCGCGCCCGAGGTCAGCCCTGCATCCCTGGCTGAGCTGGATCCCGGCGGGTTCTGGGTGCTGTTGTCGCCGGCGATGAACTGGCTGGAGGCGGTCGTGCTGAACCACAGCTCGATGCTGTAGGCGCCGGACAGCGCCATGGTGGCGTTGGAGTAGACGTACGCGCTGCCGCCGAAGCTGGCCGCCGCTGCCTGGAACAGCGGCCCGGCCGCGCCGAGCGTGACGCCGCTGTACGTGCCGCCGAACCCGTTGGGGCTGGCGTCGGCCGCCGAGGTCCCGGATGCCTCGCTGAGCAGCCACAGGAACGACGGGCTGTCCCCCAGGACGACCGACTCGTAGGACATGGCCCCTCCCGGGCTTACGCGACCCGGAAGAACTCCAGGAACGCCCCGGCCAGTACCTCCACGAAGTCGGCTGCGGTCCCGTTGGTCACCTGGAGCTGGACGGTCCCGGCGGCGGTGACGGCCAGCATGCCGTACACCTCCATGTAGGCGCCGGCGGAGGTGGTCAGGGTGGGCGACGCGGCGCTGGCGGTGGTGAACGTCGCGCTGGTCAGCGGGGCGACAGCGGCGGTCGACACGTTCCACTGCCATGTGACCACGGTCGGCGTCCCGGCGGTCCCGCTGAAGGTGAAGCCGAACGCAGCCGTTCCCGCCGCGCTGGCGCCCTGGTATGGCAGGTATCCCTGGAGCCGGTACACGCCGGCCGGCAGCGCTAGCGCCATCCCGGTAACGCTCTGCGCGCTGGCGCTGTTTGCACTGGTAAATGTGGACGACAGATAGGCGACGCTGTTGAAGATGAACTGGCCGTTGTAGGTCAGGTTGTTGGTGGACCCGGCGATGGCCGTCGAGTCCGGTGTCATGCCGTGCGTCCCGGACTCGGTGCCGTCGCTGGAGATGATGATGTTGTTCTTCGAGGCCCCGTTGATGATCCGCAGCCCGTAGGCCAGTGTCGCCGTCATGGTGCCGACGCCGAGCGCGGCGTTGCAGCCGGTGCACCCGTCCAGTACGACCGAGGAGATGTAGGGGGACGGGTTGGAGGTGTTCGGGTAGTTCGGCTGCGCGGACCCGCCCGCGAACGTGACGGTGTTGCAGCCGTGCACGTAGTAGCTGTTGTTGGTGTCCTCCTGGCTGTCGCACCCGGCCCAGTTGTGGTCGGAGCAGTTGGAGTCCCAGTACCACCCGTTCCCCCACGCCTGCGGGGAGGTGGGCCCGGTCGGGGTGTTGGAGGAGGTCACCTGCGTCCAGTGCGTCGCGTCGGAGGACGGGACGGTGGCGGAGGTGACCGCCAGGATGCACCAGTACAGCGCGCTGCCGTAGAAGACGACGTTGCCGGGGGCGTAGGCCTGCCCGGACACCCAGACGGCCCCGTTGCCGTTGTTGTAGGACTTGTTCCCGGCGCCGTTCTGGGAGCCGTGGTTGAAGTAGAACCCGGCGCAGTCGTTGAACCCCGCCCAGCAGCCGGTCATCGACGTGTCGTAGGACGGCGAGAACCCGTTCCCGTTGTTGGCGATGGCCGCGATGTTGATCAGCGAGGCGGCAGACCGGCCGGCGTGGTAGAAGCCGTCCCCGGTGCACGCCGTGATGATCAGGTCCCGCCAGGTGTGCGTGGTGTCGAACTGCGGGTCGGACCCGGCGGCGGTGTTCAGCGGGTTAGTCGTGACGTTGATCCCGTGGTTGTAGCCCAGGGTGGTGGTGTACCAGGCGTTGCCGTGCAGGCACAGGTCCCGCGCGCCGCCGAAGAACGCATTGGCCAGCTGCCCGGCGGTCAGGCCGTACGACGGGGCGGTGACCGCCAGGACGGCGGCCTGCGCGGCGGAGTTGTAGGTCATGGTCTGGATCATGTCGGCGGCCACCCCCGAAGCGGTCGACATGACGATGATGGTGGTGAACGGCCCCGCGCCCCGCAGGGTGACGCCGGTCGGGATGATCAGCGTGTTGCTGATCAGGTATTTCCCGGCGGGCAGGTAGACGATGCCGCCCGCGCCGTACCAGGTGCCGCCGGCGGTCCCGAAGCTCAGCAGCGCCAGCTGGATCGCCGACGTGGCGTCGGCGCCCCCGGTCGGGTCGGCCCCGTACTGGGTGACGGCGTTCACCCAGTCGGTGGTCTTCAGCTGGGCGAGGTCCCCGGCGCTGGCGACATTCTCGAACGTCGCCCCGGCCGCGTGAGCGACCGGGGCGGTGCCCCACGCGCCCCGGGTCACCGTGAACGTCAGGCTGCTGATATTGGTGACCAGGATGTACTCGGCCGGCTGCAGCGGGTCGGCGATGGTGCACTGTCCCGGGGGCGTCCCGGCGGAGCTGACGGCCGGGAACCCCGAGGCGCTGGCCATGGTCCACGTCTCGACCGTCCCGGCAGCCGGCGACGTCGTGCCGGACGTGCCCGACGTGACAGCGGAGGCGTTATTCCCGAACTGGGCCGAGGGCACGGCCCCGCTTACCCGATCAGCTCGACGTCGAGATGCTGGCAGGTGATCGACGTGGTGGTCACCGAGGGGGTCGCGCCGATCATCAGGTTGTTGGGCGTCGAGGTGGGGATGGAGACCGTCTTGGCCGCGTCGGTGGTGGGGATGATGTAGTCGGCCTGGTAGGCGGTCAGCGACGCGGGCATCCGCAGCTTCCCCGCCCCCTTGATGGACCCCGTGGACCCGCCGGCGGTGGTGGACAGCCCCCGGACCTCGCCCTCCCATTCCAGCTCCCACGTCGCGGAGGTCAGCACGATCGGCGTCACGGCGGTGGACACCCCCAGCGCGATGCCGGAGGAGATCGCCGACCCGATCGGCGTCCAGTACACGCCCACGGTCAGCGTCCCGGCCACCGTGGTGGTGGTGACGCCCCACGCGGTGACGTGCACCCGGGTGCCGATCTCCAGGATGGCCGGCACGGTGACCGGCGGCACCGGGGACAGGTCCCCCAGCGATGCGGTAGCCCACGCGGAGCCGTCTGAGTAGCCGAGCGGCGGTACCGGCGCCCGCCAGTACGTCCGTGCGCCCATGACAGTCTCCTACGTGTTCGCGGCGCAGTTGATGGTGGCCACCACCAGCCCGGACCAGGTGACCGCGAACGTCCCCGCCACCGTCGAGTACCCGGTGCCGCCGAAGTAGATCCCCAGCCACTTGTACAGGTGGGACGCGGTGGTGGAGTAGAAGTACATGCCGTACGCGCCGGTCAGCGTCGTGGTGGCGACGGACAGGTTGGCCCCCACGTTGTAGGACAGCAGCACCGGGCTGGTGCCGGTCACGGTCAGGGTCGGCGCCAGCGACGTGGCCCCCGCCGCCGCCGCGGAGATGGCGACCCCGCCGGCCGCCCACCCGGTGCCGGACACCTCGTACGTGGCGACGTAGATGTTGCCGGTCCCGCCGAGCGCCGCGGCGTACAGGGTGCTGTCAGAGTTGGACGTCAGGAACACGTTGTTGGTGGTCGTGTTCCAGGCGGCCAGGTTGGACCCGGCACCGGACAGCGAGTTGATGATGGTGGCGGGATACAGCCCGCTGTTAGCCCATGCCATTTGGTCAGCCCATTTCCCCGCGGACCGTCTCCGCGTTGATGCCGACGTCCTGGCGCTCCGACAGGCCCGACCCTGCCTTCCCGTGCTCGGTGACGTCGTTGCCGAGCTCGTCCCGCGTGGTCTTGTACGGCAGCCCCGACTCGGGGTGCTCCCGGCCGCTGGTGCTCCTGCTCATGGTCCGGCCGCCCTTCAGGTGCCCGATGCTGCGGAGCTTGTCCAGGTCGAACCCCGGCTCGCCGGTCAGGCTCATTCCGCCACCTTGACGTAAATGTCGAAAACGGTATTGACCGCGCTGATCTGGTAGACGACGAACGGGTAGTTGCTCGCGCCGCCCCACATCTGCCACTCCCCCGGCAGCCACGTCCAGATGATCCCGGCCCCCGCCACCGCCTGCAGCGGCGCCCGCCTGGTGTACGTCGACGCGATCGTCGGGTACGTGGCGTACGTCGGGTAGACGATCGTTCCGCCCGCCCCGCCGTTCTGGGAGTTGACCACCGTCACCCCGCCGGACGGCGTGGTCCCCGTCGTGGTGCCCCACGCCAGCCCGATCTCCGCCGCCGCGCCGGACACGTTGAAGATCCCGATCTCCCGCAGCTCGGGCATGCCCACGGTGGCGGACAGGGCGGCCGGCTGGATCGCGCAGATCACGCTGGCAGCGGACCCGGAGGTGGTCTTGGTGACCGCGGCCTCGCCGACGCCGATCATCTAGCCCACCGTCCCCGCGCCCGTCGGCGTGCCGAAGCTTATGGTCTGCGTAGCTGTCCACGTTTGTCCCGAAGCCTTGGTCCCCTGGGCGGAGACACCCCGGTTGAACAGCAGGAACCCGCCAGCCAGGCCGTTAAGGTACACGCCGGACGCGCTGCCGTTATCGGTCCCGAACTCAGCCCATGCGAAGTTCGCGACGCCTGTCCCGAAGCTGGCCGAGAAGACGAGCGTCGGCGGCGTACTGCCGGTGGAGATGACCGGGGCACCCGACACGAGCTGGTAGTAGCTGGTGGTGGACGCGGAGCCCGTGTCGCCCTGCAGGTAGGTCTGGGTGTAGGCCGCCGCGGTGCTGCTGGTGCCGACCCCGATGCGCCCGTTCGTCGCCGAGAACTTGGTGCCCATCGTGGTCCCGGCGACCCCGCCGAGCAGCCATACCCAGCCCTGCTGGACGATCATGTTGCAGTCGTGCTCGGTCGTCTCGCTGTAGGGCCTGACGCCGTACTGGCCGAAGTGCAGCGGGGTGAACGCGAAGTCCGCCCGGTCCGGGAGCCCGCCCCAGTCCCGCTCGTACTTCCGCGCGATCCATTCCGTCTGCTCGGCGTCCCAGCGCTGCACGCTCAGCGACGTCTGGACGGTGGCCGTCTCCCGCAGCGGCGAGTGCACGCCGACACTGAACCGGTCGGCGGCCCCCTCGGGGTGTCCCGTCATGCGGCGTCCCTTCACCGGGCGGCTGTGAAGGGTGCGCGCCAGGCTCAGCGGGGCCTTTCCGGCACCCTGGCCTCATCCTAGTCCCGTGCACGTTCGTTTGGCGTTTGCAGATGCACATGCATTCTGGTCGGCGGGCATCGGGGAAGGGCCGCGGACAGGCGGGATCAGCCCGGCAAGCGCTGGCAGGCTGGTAGAATAGCCGTACGAATAGGGCTCCGGCACCTGCGCTTCCCGGCTACAGGCACCGGAGCTTCCATCGACCTGATGAGAGCAGGCCGACATGGCTAAGGCTATAGACATGCCGCCCGGCACCGTCTTCGGTCAGCTCACGGTGATCAAGGAGACCCGGTTGCCCGACGGCCGACGGGCAATGCTGTGCCACTGCGGCTGCGGCAAGATGAAGGATGTCTCCACCGGCTCCCTCCTTAACGGCAGCGCGAAGTCGTGCGGCTGCGGCAACATGGGGGCAGTCGTCCCCCCCGGTACTGTCTTCGGGCGGTGGACGGTGATTGAGGAAGCCCCTGCGGCGATCGGCAGGCGCGCGATGCTCTGCGAGTGCGAGTGCGGGACGCGAAAAATCGTCCAACTGCACACCCTGCGTAAAGGTCTCTCGAAGTCGTGCGGATGTTTGCGCAAATCGCCTGACTGGCGCCCGCCCAACTTCAGGGACATGACTGGCGAGAGATTCGGCAGGCTGGTTGTCATCCGGTGCATCGGGAGCCGTACCGGCAAGCCTCGCGCGAACAGCAGGCCGGATGTAGCCATGGACTGGCTGTGCATCTGCGACTGCGGGAAGGAGAAGGTCATCACTACCGGCGCGCTCCGCAGCGGCGGCACCATAAGCTGCGGGTGCGCCAGGCGCGTGCCGCGCGGGGACCACTGCTTGTTTCGCGCCCTCCCGGCCGGTCGCGCCGCCCGGAACAGGGTTCTCAAGGGTTACCGGGGAGGTGCCTATTCCCGGGACCTTGCCTGGGACCTGACCGAGGAAGAGTTCGACAGGCTCATCACCCAGGACTGCGCCTACTGCGGCTGCCCGCCGAGCATGGTTGAGAAGGGGTCGGGCGCCCGGAGTGGCGACTTCATCCACGGTGGCATCGACCGGGTGGACAACGCGCAGGGCTATGTCATGGGCAACGTAGTTCCGTGCTGCCGGATCTGCAACCGCGCCAAGATGTCGATGTCGCACGCCGAGTTCCTGGCATGGATCGGGCGGCTTGCGAGTTTCCGTGCTAAGCGCCGCAAGCCGGGTAAGGACTCGCAGGCGACGGCCCTGTTCTAGGTACTCGCCACGGTTATCGGCGTGAGAATTGTCGATTCCATTGAAAGCATACCCGTGATGGACTGATCGAGTGCCTGGTACGGAATTATTGTGAACGTTTGCGAAAAATCATCCCAGGAATAGGACCCGACACAGAATTGGATGGGGGTACCCGGCACCAGTTCCCCTCCATATCCAAAGTCGGTAAGCACCAGCCGTACGACAGATCCGGCCTGGTCAGAGCCGGGATCGATCGGAACTCCACCCATATTCATGAGCGCGCCATAATTACCGACGAAGGGTCCTGCAAATGAAGCTCTCTGATATACCTGCAAAATAGCCTGGCCGACTTCCTGCGCCTGGGCCTGTGTCAGGATTCCGGCATCGGAGAGGTCAATGAAGGTCTCGATTACCTGGTGCATCGCCACCGACGCCGCGTTCTGGACTGATGTGGTCCCGTAGGTGGCCGGCACTGACACGCTGCTGCCGTCGCCGCTCGTCGTGGTCGTGTCGGCGGTGAGCTGATAGCGGATCCAGATCGTGTTGATGTCCCCCCCGAGCGTCCGCGGCACCGGGGTTGTGCAGATGAGCAGCCGGTTGGGCACCGTGGGCAGCGGGAAGACGGACAGGTCGTCGCCGATGACGCCGCCCGGCTGGCTGTTGACGTACCAGGTCAGCCCGCCCCTGGTTGTGAGCAGGGTGAGCAGCGCCGTGATGGTCGAGGCGCCACTATCCACTGCCTGCCCGAACCATGCCCCGGCTGGCTGGCCAACGCCGGGATTCACCCACGGCAGCCCCCTGGCTATGGCCCCGTTGATGCTCTCGTCCGGTTGCCCCGCCGGCCACGTGTCGGTGTAGATGGCGAGGAAGTCGGCGCCGCGCATCCCGTTGCCGACCGCCGTGAAATTCCACCCCGACGACGCCACGGGCACGGGCTCGTCCATCCTCCCGCTCCAGACCACGTGCCCGCCGCGCCAGACCCGCACCTGCCAGCCGGGACTGAACGCCTGGTTGCGGTAGGAGGCCGGGACCATCACGGTGCAGGTCATGGAGTCGCACCCGCCGGGGCAGGTGAAGCTGTAGACGAGGGCGGTGACCTGCCCTATGCTGCCGAGCCAGACCCACTGGCTGGTGCCGGGCGGGGCGACCGCGACCTGGCTGGTGCCGGGCATGGCCGCCGGGCGGGCGGCGCCGCCGGACGCGCCGATGGCCGGTTCCTGGCCTACCGCGTCGGCGGCGGCGGCCTTGTCGGCGAACGCCACGGCGACGGTCGCGGCGATCTTGTCGGCGGCCCCGCCGGCGTCGGACTGGGTGAGCCCGGTGGTCTGGGAGGCGTCGGCGGCTGCCGCGAAGTCGGACGTGACGAGCTGGACGGCGGCCACGTTGCCGCCCAGGTCGGTGGCGGCCCCGGACGGGTCGGACAGCGACGCGGCGACCGCGGTGACCGTCATCGCGTCCGTGGCGCCTGCCTGGTCCTGCGGCATGATCCCGCCGCTGCTGAAGTCCGCGGCACCCCCGGCGTCGGCCAGGGAGACGGTGACCGTGCCCGCCGTCATCGACTCGATCGCACCCGCCGTGTCGGCTGGCATGGCGCTGCCCTGCGGGACGGTGAAGACCTGCGCCCGGACCGGGGGCGGAGGCGGGCCGGGAGCGCGGCGCGGGGCGGTGATGACGGCGGGCGGGATGGCGGTGATCTGGGCGGTCACCTGGTCGGCGGCGCCTGCTGCGTCGGCCAGGGCGGGGGTGGCCGCCGCGGTGTAGGTCAGGACGATCTGGCCGCCGGCCCCGCTGCCGCCGGCGGTGCTGCCGGAATGCTCCCCTTCCCCGCCGCCGCCGCCGCCGCCGGGCGCTGTCCCCGCGGCCCCGTTACCGCCGCTGCCCCCCGCGCCGCCGTTCCCGCCGCCGGACGGCGCGGTCCCCCCTGACCCTGCCGTGGGCACCCCGCCGGTACCGCCGGTACCGCCGACGGCGCCGGTTCCCGCCGAGCTTCCGCCGCCGCCGCCGCCGGCGATGGAGGATGTGCCGGACGTCGAGGCCCCGGAACCGCCGGAACCGCCGCTGTAGTGCGTCGCGTTGGTGCTGCCGCTTCCCCCGCCCACCCCCGAGTGCGCGGTCACCGCCTGGGAGTCCCCGGTGAACACCGTGTTCGTCCCGGTCCCGCCGGACCCGATGGTGAAGGCGTAGGTGCTGCCGGGGGTGACCGCGACGGTCAGTTCCTGCGCGAACTCCCCGCCGGTCCCTCCCGTCCCGCCCGTGTGCGGGGTACCCGCGCTCCCGTTCGCGCCGTTCGCGCCCTCGCCCCAGTTCTGCACCTGCACCGACGTGACGCCTGCCGGGCAGGTCCACGGGCTGGTGCTGCCGGGGCCGAGAACTACGGTGGTCATGTCAGGTGAGGATTCCCGCCGACTTCAGCGTGGTCTTCAGCGCGTTGTGGTCGGCGACGAGCTGATTGTGGTCGCTGCTGACGTTGTTGAGCTGCGGGACCGTGTTGCTGTAGGAGGACTGGATGGCGTTGAACGCGCCGAACACGACGTTGATGGTGGCCTGCACCTCGGAGTACCACGCGGCGTTCGCCCCGCCCGGCGCGGTGCCGACCGTGTTCTGCCCGGCGACGCTGTAGCTGCTGTTGCCCGCGTTGGCGATCCCGCCGCTGGCGCTGGTGCCCGGGGTGGGCTGCGGCGACGGGATGCGCGGCACCAGGGCGGCCACCCGGTCCTCGAGGGCGCGGGTCTTCGGGGTGTTCGCGGTCGACGCCGTGGCGATGGTGGCGATCAGCACCCACAGCAGCTTGGTTACCTCGTCCTGCCTGCGCAGCGCGCGTCCGGCCAGCCACACGGCGGCCAGGGCTAGGAGGGCAAGGGCGAGATTTCTTAGAGTGTGCTTTCGAGTCATAGGGGCGCTCACTGGAATCTGTCGAAAAACCATCTGGGGAAAAATGAGCAGGCCACGGCCGGTGCAACGCCGTCCGCGCTGTAGCAGAACAGGATGTTGTCGGCGTCGCTGGGCTCGATCGACATCGGCGGTCCGGAGATAACGGCGTTGTTGGTGACCGACACGGCACCGGGGCGGCCGATCTGGCTGCCCATGATGGCCCCGACCGTCACGATGGGGTCGGGCTCATCCACGTAGTAGGACAGGTAGGCCGATGCGCTCGCGGGCTGGTTGATGACGACCGTCGACCCCTGGGTGTCCAGGAAGATGCAGTCATACCACCTGTCACTCGTGTTGGTGTCGGTGACGGAGACGGAGAAGTACCCGGCGGTGTTGTCGGCGGCGAGGTTCTGGATCGGCAGGGTCAGCACCCCGGCGGTCAGGATCCCGTTGACGACCTGGCTGGGCGTGACCGTGACCGGGATGGTGGAGACGGTGTAGGTGGCGCCGCCGCCGTACTCGCACTGGGTGACCGTGACGGTGATCGTCCGGCTCCCGGTGCCGGACCAGGAGGCGTTGACCAGGTAGACGGTGTAGGTGCCCTGGAAGTCGGCCTGCACCCCGCCGGCGAGCTGCGGCATGGTGTACTGGGTGCCGCCGTTGGGCACGTCGTTCCCGGCCCCGACCGACACGAGCGGCTGGAAGCTCTTGGGTGCCCCGAGCGGGGGCCGGTGGGCGATGAGGGTCCGGAACGGCGCCGCCGCGTACGGGGTGACCTTGATCTGCCCGGCTGCCCCGGCGCCGCCCTGCACGGTGCTGCCGCCGCTGTCGGCCCCTCCGCCGCCGCCTCCGGGTGCTGAGCCGGGTGATCCGGCGGTGCCCGCCGTGCCGCCTCCCGCCCCGCCAGCGCCTCCGGTGCCGACTGCGGCGCCGCCGGCGGTGGTGGGCGCCCCGGTGGACGCCGGGTAGGTGAGCCGGACCTGCCCCGGTGCTCCCGCTCCCGCCGCGTACCCGGCCTGGTAGGTGCCGCCGCCGCCGCCGCCCGGCCCGGTGCCCGCCTGCCCGGCGCCGGACTGCGCCCCGGACCCGCTGCCGCCCTGACCGCCGCCCGGCGGGGGGACCGCGCCTCCCGGGCTGCCGCCCGCGTTGCCCTGGCCGCCCGGCCCGGCGCTGGATCCGCCGCCCCCGGTGAACGGGTAGGCCGGGCCGCCCTGCCCGCCGCTGAACCCGGTGGTCCCGGTGCCGCCCTGGCCGCCGGCCCCGCCGCCGGACCGGCCCCAGTACTCGCCCAGGCCGCCCTGCCCCGGCTGGGCGATCACCTGGTACCCGCTGTTGCCCGTGAACGACGACAGGCCGCCTGCTGACCCGTTCTGGCCGCCCCCGCCGGACCCGCTGCCGCCCGCCCCGGCCGCGCCGACGACGACCGCGTACTGGGTGCCGGGGGTCACCGGGACGTAGGCGTTGCGGTACTCCCCGCCGCCGCCCGCCGCGCCCTGCCCGTACCCGAATCCCGTGCCGCAGCCGCCCCCGCCGCCGGCGCCCCACGTCTCGGCGAGCACCTGGTACACCCCGGCCGGGCAGGTCCACAGGAACGACCCGGCCGCCGCGTAGGTGACCGCCCCGGTGCCGACCCCGGCCAGCCCCGGGCCCGTCGCGCTGCCCGCCGACCCGCCGCCGCCGCCGATCGTCCCCGCCGGGTTGGCCCGCCCCGCCCCGCCCGGGTTCTCCGCCAGGTTCCCCGACCCGCTCGCCCCCGGGATCCCTGCTGCTGAGTTCTCCGCCGCGCTGGCCCCGCCGTTCGCTACCACCTGCAGCGGGCCGGACGGCCCCGGCCCGAAGATGCTGGCAAGCCCCGGGGTGGGGGACGCGCCCGCCTGCCCGCCCGCCCCGACCACGTAGGGGATCTGCTGCCCGGCCGACGCGGTGAACACCGGCTCGGCCGCGTACTCCGCCCCCGCCCCGCCCGGTCCCACCCCGGCGGCGGTCATCGTCGCCCCGGCCCCGCCGCCCCCGGTGCACTCGGCCTTCAGGAACGCGGTCCCCCCCGGCACGGTGTACGTCCCGGGCCCCGCCGTGCTCAGCACCGTCGGCGATCCCGCGGACGGCGGCTGCTGGAACGTCAGCGAGATCGGCGCCCTGGCGGTTCCCTGCAGCCCCGTCAGGGTGTAGACGTACCCGCGGGTGACCGGCGCCGCCTGGATGGACGGCGGGACCGCCTGCAGGTGGTCCAGGTAGCACGTCACCCACCCCAGCCGCGGCACCGGGTGCATCCGGTTGGTGATCGTCATCGTGTACGAGGCGACCGCGGAGTAGTTGAAGAACGGGCTGCCCTGCGGGATCGGGATCGTGACCCGGGAGAACACGGGGGCCTGCGCGACGGGACTCACCGGCAGCACCACCCGGGACCGGGAGAATGACAGGGTGCTCCCGGCGATGTCCGTCAGCGTCACGGAGAACCGCACCCCGTGGGTCCGGCCCCGGTACTCCAGGTTGTCGTAGTACCTGCTGCCGAGCCCCACCCAGTGCTCCAGCGCCGGCAGCCCGGTCAGGTTCACCGGGGCGGTGAACGTCACCGGCCCGTACGCGAACGGGGTATTCTGCCCGCCCGGGTCGCCGACCAGCGGGGAGTCCGGATCCCAGCAGGCCGTGTAGGGGCCGATGATGCACTGGGTGGCCTGGGAGCACTGCGGGCTGGCGATCGAGGAGTAGGTGTCCAGCACGACCCCCGCCGGCGGGGGCGGGGGGCCGGCGGGCACCGGGGAGGCGAACGCGATCTGCTGCTGCACGTCGGACCGGCCGTACGGCATCGCCGGGATCGTCAGGGTTATCTGGGCATATTGCAATTGCTTTTCGAGCCACGTCGAGAACACGGGTACGCTCGGCTGTGCCCGGTAGCAGTCGAGGATCATCGGCAGCGGCGTCCCGCCCGGCCCGGGGTCACGGGTCCACGTGATCGTGAACTGGTCCTGGTCGACGGTCTGCTCGAGCACTTCCCTCGCCGCCGCGAGCAGCTGGCGGGTCGGGGCGTAGATCCAGATCGGCAGCTTGATCGTCCGGTTGGATGCCCGGCGCCCGAACGGCCGCTCCCCGTCCAGCACCAGGCTGTTGCCAGTCAGGCAGGGCACCCGGCCGGGCTGCCGCATCGTCCAGGTGCCGTTCCCGGTGGTGACGCACCACGCAGGGCTGTGCCGCGCCGGGACTACGGTGACGCCGGATTCAGCCCAGCCGTCGCCAAGCATGATCTTGCTGTCGGCACTGAGCTGGTCGGTGCGGGCAAACCCTCCATCGGCCAGCAGCCAGCGGTGGCCAGCGGTGGCCTCGGCGTGCCAGCGGCCATTACCGATCCGGAACATCGGTGCGTCGGCATAGTGGTGGACGGCCAGTACCGGCGTCCATTCCGCCCGGCCCAGTGCCTGATTCCAGCCGGGTGTCTGGTCACCAGGCCGGACCTGGTTGCAGGCCAGCCATCCGCGAGAAGTCAGGATGGCGGTGTCGGGCGGTACGCAGGCGATGAAGTCGGCGGTCGGCTGCGGGGCTCCCGGATCAGCCCCTTGCTGCAATGAAAAAATCGCGCCCGCGCATAGCGGATCCGTGCTGACGGCCCGGCCGCCGAGAAGCTCGACTTGATTGCCCAGTATGAGGGAGTCGACCATGGTCAACTACCTCCGCGCGGGTACCTCGAGCGGAAAGACGCCGACTGCGCGGCCCCGGACAGTGCGGTGCCGATGCCCCCGGTGATGCCGTGCGGCAGCGATCCGGTCACCGCGATCAGCTGTTCCATCAGCGCGTTGTTGCGGTCGAGTTTCGCCCCCATGTCGGAGCCGCCGGGCTGGGCGCCGGGAGTGACCGTCTCGGGTCCGTGCTCCCCGAACTGGTAGATCTGGCCGGACTGCTGCCCGAACCCGGTGACCGGCTCGGGTATCACGCCGCCGGCGGCGAAGTGCCGGACCCCGAGTTGCCGCAGGAGCGTCTCGGTCGCGGTGACCGCGCCCGTGTTCTTGGACTTCCGATACGAGGCCAGGAGCGAGTCCAGGTGCCCGATCGTGCCGAGCTCGGAGGTGTACGTGCCCACGCCGAGCGAGGTCAGGATCGCGTTGGCCTGCCCCGCGGCGGTGAGGGAGTTGGCGGTGATGTCACCCTTGACGAGAGATTTCATCTTCGCGATGACGGCGGCCTGCGGGGCATTGCCCTTCGCGGTCAGGTCCGGGGTGAAGACGTGGACGCCGAACGTCGCGAGGAGATGTTCCGCCGACAGCTTCGCCGCCTTGGTCTTGGCCTTGCCCAGCAGCGAGTCCAGGAACGAGATCTGGCTGAGCTGAGCGTCGTACTTCGTCACCCCGGCGGTGCCGAGCAGCCGGTTCGCCTGGTTCGCCTCGCCGAGCCTGTTGTGCCAGATCAGCCCGCCCATCAGGGATTCCAGGACGGCCACGGCGGCTTTCTCCGCGGCGTTCAGCACCATGGCAGCGGGCGCGGTGCTGGTGGTAGCGGCTGCGGGTGCCGTCGTGGTGGCAGAAGCGTCCGACGACGTGTCCGTGCCCGAGGACGTGTCCGTGCTCGCCGTGGGGATGGTTGCGGGCAGCCCCAGGTCTGCCCGGGTCAGGCCGAGCCCCCCGGCGTCACCTGTCACCGCCTGCATGAGGGCCGGGAGGCCCTGTCCGCCCGTGTACGGCATCCAGGGCCACGGGCCGCCCTGCTGCTGCCAGGGTGCGCCGGAACCGCCCGGCTGCATCCACGGGGCACCGGAGCCGCCTCCCGGCTGCGTCCACGGCCACGGCGAGACCGGGCCGCCGGATGCGTACCAGCCGTACGCCTGCTCATGGGCGAGGGCGGCCTCCGGAGTCCCGTACCTCTGGGCGATGTAGTTGGCCATCGCGGTGGCCTGGCCCGCGTAGGTGGTCGAATTGCCCCCGTACGTGGCGTACTCCGACGCCCCGCCGATGAACTGGGCCATCCCGTACGCCGAGGATGTGGGGTTCTGGGCGGTCAGGCTCATGCTCGCGTCCTCGCGGGCCTCCACGCCGAGCAGCGCCTGCAGCTGCGCCCCCGTCCACCCGTGGGCCTTGGCTGCCGCGGTCAGCGCGGCCAGGCCCGACGCGTTCGATATGCCCGCCGTGCTGGCCATCGCGGCAGCCGACGCGGCGGCAGCGGCGGCCTTGACCGCGGCGGCCATCGACGCCTTCATTGCCGCCACCATCGCGGCGGTCGCCTGCGACTGGAACGTGCTGGCCATCCCGGCGATGTAGCCGGGGGTCAGGTTCCCGCCGTCGACCGCGCCGCCGGATGCGTACTTCCCGGCGTTGATCGCGTCCATCATCGGCGTGCCGTACCGGGCCACCGACGATGCCTGCATGACGTACTCGCCCTTGGACAGCCAGGCCGGCACGTCGTCGGCGGTGCCGGTGGTGCCCTGGGAGATGTAGCCGCCCGTGGCCTGCACGAGCCGGCCGCCGCCCTGCTCCAGCGCCTCCGCGGTCCCCTGGGACTGGTTCCCCACCTCGGTGATCGTGTAGGTCCCGTCGCCTTTCATGGTGATCGTGATGTTCGCGCCGTGCAGCTTGCCGATCGCCGTGGCCAGCCCGTCGACCAGCCCGGTGGCGGTCTGCGCGTTCAGCCCGGACTTCTCCAGGTCATCGATCAGCTGCGTCCGCGCGGCCTGCGCGGCGCTGGACTTCGCCCCGTCGTCCTGGACGGCGAGGGAGAAGTTGTTGAGATCCTGGCGTCCCTGGGATGCGTTCGAGCTGGTGCTGATGATGTCGGTGATGAGCTGCTGGCGTGCCGCCTGCGCCTGGGCGGAGCTGACCCCGTTCTGCGCGATGGCCTCGTTGTAATCCTGGACGTCCTCCAGGGCCTTGACCGAGTTCACCCCGGCGCTGATCAGGTCGGTGATCAGCTGGCTGCGGGCCGCCTGGGCCTGCGCGGACTTCACCCCGTTGGCCTGGACCGCCGCCGTGTAGTCATCCAGGGCGCCCGACGCGGCGGACGCGCCTTTCTCCTCGCCGTTGAACGCATCGGTGATCTGGCTGATCGCGGACGCCATCTGCTTCTGCGCGCTGGTGGTGTTCGCCTGCTGGAACTTCGCGGCGGAGGAGTTGACCAGGGCCGCCACGAACGGGGCGAGCTGGTTCCCGTTCGTCGCCTTGATCACCCCGGCGATGACGGCCCCGATGGCGAGCGGGGCGAGCACCAGCGCGAGTCCCGCGGCGGCCCCGGCGATCCCGATCCCGCCCGCGGCCTCCGCGGCCTCCTCCCCGCCGGCCGCGGCCTCACCTCCGCCCGCTGCCGCGGCGCCGCCTTCCGCGCCCTCGGCATCCCCCGCTGCGCCCTCCTTGCCCGCGGCACCCGCCATCGTGTCGGCGGCCCGCTGCATCGCGGCAGCCGCCTCGGTCATGGTGTCGCCGGCGTCCTGCATCCCGGTGGCGGCCTCTTCAGCGGCACCGCCGCCGGCCTCCCCCATCCCGAACAGCTTCTGCAGCGACGTCACCATGGCGGACAGCCCGGCGAACGCGGCCCGTCCCAGCGCCAGGGCCTTGACGGACACGACGATGCCGGCCAGGGCCAGGGCGATGGCTTTCAGCACGTCCGGCGGCAGGAACGCGATGACGTCGGACAGCGCGTCCGCGACCCCCTTGACCACGGCGACCAGGGCGACGGTGAAGATCCCCGCGAGGTCAGTGAGCAGCGGCAGGATGACGGGGAGAACGTCGGCGATGGCGGACAGCACGGTGGTCGCCAGCGTGGTCAGCGGCGGCAGCACCGCGGCGACCGCCGACGCCAGCCCGCCCGCCAGGATGCCCGCGATCTGCCCGATGGCGGTGAAGACGGGCGGCAGGATGGGGGCGAGCCCGTCGACCAGCGCGGCGACGAATGCGGCGAGCGGGGCGGCCAGATCCTCGAGGGCGTCGCCGAGGATGGCGAACACGCCGCTGTTCTCCAGCGTGGTGAACACCAGGCCGAGCGTCTTCGCGAACGTGTTCAGCGACGGGGCGATGTCGGTGAGGAACGTGGCCAGCGCGCCGAACGCCGAGGACAGGTCGCCGAGCACCGCCCCGGCCAGGCTGGCGAGGATGCCGCCGACCGTGGTGAGGAACGGGGTGAGCGACCTGACCACCCCGGCGAAGGTGGTGATCGCGGGGGCCAGCGCGTCGGCGAACAGCCCGCCCAGCTTGACCAGCACGGGCAGCAGGGAGCCGACCAGGTCCAGCAGCGAGCCGAGCACCTTCATCGACGCGCCCACGGCGGGAGCGGCGGCGGAGAACAGGCCGCCCAGGTTCTTCCCGAGGGTGGCGAGGATGCCGCCGAACTGGGACACGAACGGGACCGTCGCCCTGATCACCGTCGCCAGGCCGGGGAGGATATTGGAGACCAGTTTCTCCACGCCGCCGATGAACGCGCCGAACGCGGGCGCCGCCGCCGACATGACGCTGACCAGGCCCTTGATGATCGGGCCGAGCCCGGAGACGATCCCGCCGACCTGCGGGGCGATCACCTTGAACAGGCCGGCCAGCTCAGGCTCGACCGACCGGATCATGCCGGGGATCTGGGCGAGCGCGGCGTGCAGGGCGGGGATCAGCGGCGCGGCGGCCTGCTTCAGCACGTCGCTGGCGCCGGTGCCGATCTTCTTGAACTGGGCGGTCAGCTCCGGGCTGCCCTTGATCACCTCCGCGACCGCCCCGCCGATCATGGCCACGCCGATGCCCAGACCGGCAATCCCGGCGATGGCGGGCAGGGTGGCCAGCGCGGTGCCGACGCCGGTCACCATCAGGCCCATCTTCGCGCCGACCCCGGCGATGCCCGGCCCGATCCCGCCGAGGACGCCCTTCCCGATGTCGGCGCCGCCGTCGTTCCCGGCGCTGCCCATCTTGGTGCGGAAGTCCCGCAGCATGTCATCGACCCGGGAGCCGAACGTGCCCGAGAACCCTTCCCCGGCTTTGTCCCCGGTGTCTTTGGAGTCCTGTATCACCTCCTCCCGGGACTGCTCGTCTACCTTCTCCTTCACCGTGTCGGTCGTCTCGGTGTTGCCCGGCCCGGTCCCGGTGACCTTCTGGCTGATCGTGTCGGTGGTGGTGACGTTGCCGGGCTGCTTCCCGGTCAGCACGTCCCGGACCGTGTTCTGCGCCGACGACGACCCCTGGCTGCTGCCTGACGCCGCGGACACGCCCCCGCCGCCGCCCTGGTCGGACACCATCCGCCCGAGCAGGCCCCCGCTGGCCGCCTGCTGCGCGGACGGGGCTCCGGTGAGCGGATGCGGGCTGAACAGCGCGTCCAGGGCGCCGAGGACCGAGCCCTGCGGGGAGCTTCTCAGCCGTGAGATCGCGTCCCGGCTGAGCATGTTGTCGAGGTCGGCGAACATCTTTCTCGCCTTGGACAAACTGCCACTGTCAAAGACCGCCGTGATCTTGATGCGGTGGTCTTTCTCCAGCTCCTTGACCTCGGCCTTGATCTTGTCGAGATCGGCTTTCGCCTTCGCGGTGTCGACCGACAGCGAGGCCTGGATCGCGCCCGCGTCGTACGTGCTCACGACTGCCCCCGGCGGGCTGCGCGCTCGGAGTCCAGGCTGGTGATCATGGAGTCCAGGTCGATGACGGCGGGCGCGGGCACGGCACGGGTCGTGATGGGGAGCACGTCGCGCACCTCCTCCTGCCTGTCACCCGCCTCCTGCCCGCCGCCCTGCAGGGACAGGGGCACGTCCGGGTCCTCCGCCATCCCGTCCAGGTAGCACTGCTGCACGTCCCACGGCAGGGCGTCCCACTCATCCGCCCCGATCTGAAGGAATCTCCTAGCGCAGTAGAGGACTACTGACCGGCTGCGAGACGAAGGCCGTTCTGCTGCTGCCCGCCATCGGCGGGCACGGGTTCCGGGGACATCACCTCGCCTTGCAGGAACGCGAACAGGAGCATCCGCCGCGGAACCGGCACCGCGAGGATCTGCGCCCTGGTCGGCTTGCCGCTGCACAGCTTCGAGTGCAGGTCCGCGAGGTCGGACATGACCTCCACGAACTTGTCCGGCTCCAGCTCGTCCAGCGCCCTGATCGTCGCCTCCGGGTCGCGGGTGTCGACCTCCCCGCTGATCCCCATCGACGCCAGGCCGCCGCGCATCAGCCGCTTCAGCCCGGCCAGGAACTCGCCCAGCTGCTTGTCGGACGGCTCCCGGACGTCGGCGTCGAAGTCGGCGTACGGCAGCAGCCTGATGTGGATCGGCTCGACCACCGACCCGGCGTCGAAAGAGGGCATAAGCGGCGCTCCGTGCTATCGTAGTCGTGTTCGGAAAAGGGCTGTGACGTGCTCAGGAGGTCGCAATTGCCGTCAGCTCACTCCAAGTGATGGACTGGAACGGGCAGATCGCCGAGAGGGTGAGCGGGTAGACGCGCTGCTGCGCGGCCCTGCGGTACGCGGTCTGCACCTGGCCGGCGCTGATCACGGTCGGGATGTACAGCACCCCGGCGTACCCGTAGGCGTTCTTCCCGACCAGCGCCACCGACATGGACTGGAAGTTGGTCGACAGGGTGAGCACCGACTTGCCGGGCTGGCTGGCGCCGGGGGCGGTGACCGCGATCGTCCCGCCGTTGCCCCAGGACAGGTTGACGTTGCTCAGCGTCTCCTCGGACAGGTTCATCGTCACTGTCAGGTCCGCCGTGCTGACCGCGACGCCGACCGGGGTCGGCTGTTCTTCAATCACGATGTTCTGAGTCGTCGGGGCGAAGGTGACGGTGACGCCGTCGAGGGTGGCGCCGACGTACGCCCAGCCCAGCCCGGTCCACGCCGTCCCGACGCCCAGGTTCTGGTCCGACGGCACCGACGTGCCGGTGACGGCGGTGAACGCGATCCCGATCCCGTACGTCACGTTGGTGGTGGTGTAGCCGGGCGGGGTGTACAGCAGCGGTGCGCCGGCCATGTCAGGCCTCCGTCTGGATGAGGGTCACGCCCGCGCCCGCCGCGGCCTCCGCGAGGGCGGGGGCCATGTGCGCGGGCACGGGGGTGGGGCTGGTGCCGACGGTGACGCCGCCGAACGTGATCGCCACGTGCGGGCTGCCCTCGGCGATCTGCATGAGCACCTTGGCGCCCGCGACCGCCTCGGCCCGCAGGACGGCAAGCTCGTCCTCGAGCTGCGCGGCGCGGCCGGACGGGTCCTGCCTGTCTCCCGCCGGTTCCGTCCCGGCTGGCGGCTTGCCTGCTGCCGGCGGCTGTGCTGTCGTCATCGGTGCCTCCTGCGGCGCTGGCTCTGGCGGTGGTCCGGGCTGCGGTCCCGGCGTGCCGGGCTGGGTCATGGGGACACCTGGCTGACCTGGTACACGCGGACGGCCAGCGTGGTGGTGGTCGTGAAGTCGATGCAGGTCAGGCCGACCCCGGCGGTGAGGATGGCGAGGCCGAGCGCCGCCGTCGCGCCACCCGGGGCGGTGCCGCCGCCGTACGCGGTGGCGTCCTGCTGGTTGAAGTCCTGCGGCGACATCGGCGGCAGGAAGTACGTGGTGGTCGCGGCCAGGATCGGCCCGAACGTGGCGGGCGGGGGCAGCTGGCCCTCCACCTTGCGGCCCTGAAGGATCTGCACCTGGCCGCCCAGGGTCGCGCCGCAGTAGATGTACACCCAGCACTGCCCGTTGTTCGGGAACATGATCCCCGTGTAGGGGCCGCCGGACGCCCAGGTGGTAGCGAACGCCGTCCCCCCGGTCCCGGCCGCGTCGATCCCGTAGGCGGGGGCCGCCTGCGGCAGGGTGCCGCCGGCGGAGAACGACGACTGGCCCATGTTGACGGGGGTCACCAGGCAGCGGTTCAGGGCCATGTCAGGTCACTCCCGTGATGAGGATGTAGTCGGCTGTGTACTCGAAGCGGCGGTCTGAGGGGTCCAGGGGAAGCGGCGACGGGGTGGATCCGAGCCGCTGGCAGCTGATGACCCGGACTCCGTTAACCCAGGCGGGGGTGAGCGCGGTGAGGATCGTCCAGTCCAGGAGCTGCGCCCCGGCCATCGCCGCCACCGGGTCGTCGGACGGGCCGCGGAGACGGGCCTGGAACCCCCAGGCGTCCGTCCCGCCCTCCTCCGTCGTGTAGCCGGGGCCGGGGGTAGGGGTGATGAACACGGCCCGGTCGGGGGAGACGAGGATCTCCGGGCCGGCGTAGAGCGGGTAACCACTCTCTTGTGTCACATCCCAGCCAGCGGCGGTGAGGAAGCCGATGACGACCTGCGTGCGGGGCGTGGTGATGACGGCGGGCGTGGTCATGTGCGGCACCTCGCCTCGCGCAGGTCATCCAGCAGCCCCAGGGCCATACCCTGCGCCTCGGTGGTGCTCAGGCCCTCGGTGGCGCGGGACCAGTAGCAGACCTTCCCGTCCTCATCCAGTCCCTTGATGCACACCACGGCAGCGAGCGGCTGCATGATGTCGTTCTCGCCTTCCAGTGTCATTCCGGCCACGGTCACGGAGGTCACAGGCGCCCCCTCAGCGCGTGCGGCTCGTTCTTGCCGGGGATGCGGTAGACCTTGCCGTGCTTGGTGAAGTAGACGGTCAGGCCCTCGGCGAGGCGCATGCGGAGGATGGCCCGGGACTTGGCCTTCAGCTCCTCCCTGGACAGCCTCGCGGCCTTCGGGGGCCGGTCGTAGAGGGTCCTGCCGCCCTGAGTGACCTGCGGGTGCCCGCTGTCGCGGAGATCCCCCCATTCCCGGGGGGCCGTGATCTCAACCTGATCGCTAAGGTGCTCCATCGACCGCTTCATGGCAGGCTGTCCGCCATCGTCCAGGACTGTCCGCGCGTAGTCGGTCAGGTAGTCCCGGTAGTGCTCCATGAGCGGCTTCTGGAGGTACTTGGCGGATCCGCCCCTAGGATGATGTAGCTCCATGCGTTCATGCTGATACTTAGCGTAAACCTGGTCGACCGTAACCGACCCGGCCAGCCTGCCGCTGCCGATCCGCTTCTCCAGCTCGTCTATCCGCTGCGTGAAGGTTCCCGTCATCACGCCACCGCCACGAGCACGCGCTTGATCGTGATAGGCAGCGGGATGTTCGACGTCAGGCTGGATGTCGCTGCGGGCTCTCTGCCGGTGGTGATGCTCAGCCACACGAGCGGGTATCTGGTCATCCCTGGTAGACCGTCCCGGCACCGTCTCCCCAGCCCATGCCGCGCGGCGACCACTGGCCAAGAGGCACATCGGCCTCCAAAACGCCCGTGGTCGGGGAAACGCGGGTGTTGGAATCGTTGCCGGTGAAGATCGGGGGTATCCGGTTGATCAGAACACCAGTCTCAGACCCGATCCCCGGCGCGGCCACCGGATCGAGAAGGATCTTGCCGTCGCGCACCGCCTCCAGGATCGACATCGCATCGCGATATGCGATGTACGCCGGATGCGTGACCTCGATGCTTTTGCTCTTGAGATATGTCTTGTACGCCCAGAAGCACGCGAGATCGAGAGCCAAGTCGTGCAGGATCGCCGGCGGATTGGCCTGCGGGGTGGAGGAGTCATAGACGTTGCCGGCAAACACCGAAACCCTGTTCGACGCCGCGTACAGCGCGAGGGTGAGCTGAGCGTCGGTCAGCGCGTCCGCGGTGCCGGTGCCGGAGTCGGTGCCCGCCATCACGTTCCGCAGGTCGGTGACGCTCGCGTACAGGGTGCCGGAGGCCACGGGCATGGTCATGGCGCACCGCGGCGGTAATAGCCGGCCCCGTGACGCCGCCAGCCCCAGATCACGTCGCAGGCGACCAGCGCGCCGCCGATGATCACCAGCCAGATGACCTTGTCCGTGTACTTGCTGACCAGCTCGAGGATGGCCGCGATTATGTACAGGACGAGCCCGATTGCTGCGAGCATCAGTACTGCCCTCCGCCCATGTGCTCGGTGTCGGATTCGGGGCCGAGCGAGCCCGGCGACGCGATCTGCGCGGGAGTCAGCGCGGTCAGGTTCCCCGCCCCGATCGCGGCCAGCAGGGCGGACCCGGCCGGGACGTCGATGACCATGCCCTTGCTGTAGGTGACCTGGCAGTGGTCATAGGTGAACGTGGTCTTCTTGTTGACGACGTACATGCTCGCGCCCATCAGGTCACCTCCCCGCCGTCGTCTTTCGCCGCGCCGTTCCTGGCCGCGCGGGTGCGCCTCGGGGCCGCCTGCGCTTCCGTCGCTGCATCGGTAACGGGAGGCTCCGGCAGGGGTGTCGTGGCACCGAGGGGAACGAGATTCCGGGGGCCGATCGCGGCGAGCAGCGCCGAGCCGGGAGGCACGTCCAGGACGGTGCCGCGGGCAAGGCGCTGGGTGGCGCCATCCCAGGCGAAGGTGGTGTCCACCGCGACGACCCTCGGATTTGCCGACATCAGTTTGATACCGCCGCTCTCGAGCAGCACGCCTCGTTGCCGCGCTGGCTGACCGGGATGACGCCGGACAGGTTGCCCGATCCCCCGCCGTAGGCGCCCGCCAGAGCCGAGCCCGGCACGAGGTCCACGACCGTCCCGTGCCGCACGAACGTGGTCACCGGCACCCCGGAGGCGTGGGAATCCCACGTCACTACGGTGTCGGCTAGCACGCGCTGCGGGTACTGGGACATGGCTAGTTGCTCACGCCCACGCCGTAACCGGGCGATCCCGTGGCCGCGTGCGAGGCGTACGGCAGGGCGTTCTGCGGGCTGTACCCGCCCGCCCCGGTCGGTGCCACCGTGTTGGGCTGCGAGTACATGGTGCCGTCGCTGTGCGGCAGGGACAGGTCGATCGGGTCCAGCCACGCCCACGCCAGCGCCCCGGTGTAGGTGACCGCGATCGACGCCCCGGCGGGCAGCGGAGTCCCCGACGTGTACGCGGCCGGGGCCTGGACGAGGTTCGTCGTGAGCCCGTTGACGGTGACCGCGGAGACCGACCCGGACCCCAGGAACACCACGGACAGGTTCTTCCCGGTCGTGTTGACCGCCGCGACGGTGGACGCGGGAAGCGCCAGGGTGTACGGCGACCAGTACCAGACGGGGACCGCGACGGTGTACTGCAGCGCGCAGGTGCCGCCGGGCGGGACGGTCATCATGAACGCCGCCGCCGACGTGGCCACCGACACGCCTGACACCCAGTAGTTGGCCATCGTCGCGCCGTTGGCGCCCACGGACACGTAGGCGTTGCTGCCCGAGGTGTTGGTGGCGAAGTTCGTGAGCCCCGCGGGCGAGGTTGCGGGAACCGCTGGCTGGATGATCATGACGACGCGCCTCTCATCAGTTGCTCAGTCCCCAGTGCCCGTGCCCGACGTTGTCGGTGCCGTCGATCCACGCACGGAGGTTCCCGGACCCGATCGCCGCGTACAGCTGCCCGCCCGTGTCGAGCCACAGCGGCGATCCCTGCAGGAAGGTGGTCTGCCAGATGGTCCCCAGCTGCCCGCCGGCCGGTGCCGGGCTGGACACCGCGGCGGTCATGGACGAGGACCCGGACTGCGGCATCTGGGCGGCCATCCAGACCCACGTGGGGGCCGAGGAGTATGTGACGGAGACCGCGTAGCCGTCCCGGACGATGACCGTCCCGGAGGTCAGGCCGGTCGCGGTGAGGTTCGCGGCGTTGGAGCCCACGTTGATCGCGGTGACCGTCCCCCCGGTGACCGTGACGGCGATGTCGACCCCGGCGCCGTTAGCCTCCGCGACCCCGGTGGCGGGCATCGCGGGGGTGGCCACGGGGACGTTCGCCGCACCCTGGATGATCTCCGACCACGTAGCGGGCCAGGGGATGGTCACATCGGCGGTCAGCACGTAGCGGCCGAACGTCATGCGGTCACCTCCCGGTCAGTAGCTGGTCTTGGGCACGGCCTCGACGCCGGACAGCTGCGGGCTGATGGCGGCCACGGCCACGAGCACCCCGGAGTTGTGCGCCGAGTTCAGCGAGTTCACCGGCACGCTCGTGGCCGACGGGGCGCCGTTCACCGTCACCACGTCCGACGTGCCGGCGGGGTCCACGATGAGCACCTGGCCGAGCGCGAACGCCGTGTTCGTTCCCGTCGGCGCGAACGTCAGCGCTGTCCCTCCCGCGGTCACGGTGGCGCTGATGGCGGGCAGCGCCCACGTCCACGTGGGAGTCGCTACCGTGAACGTGGCCGAGATGCTGCCCCCGGCAGGTATCAGGTAGGTGCCCGCGGTCGTCCCGGCCGAGACGCCGCTGACGGTGACCGCGGTGATCGTGGCGCCGTTCGCGGCGATGACGGCTGAGACCGGCGTGGCGTACGGGTTGACGACCGCCACGGTGGTGGCCGGGAACGCGGGCGCGGCAGCGAGGACAGGGGCGGCTAGCGTGAACGGCCACTCGCACCGGGTGCAGCGGACCGTCAGCGCGGCCAGGGGGATCATGGGCGCGGTGAACCAGCAGCGGGGACAGGTCAGTCCCGTGACCTCCGCCGGCTGGATCGCCGCGCCGCTGTAAGGCATGGGCTACCGGCTCCCGCGGGTGCGGCTGTTGCGGGGCGGCAGGTCGATCGCGTCGGCCTGGACGGTCTCACGCAGATGGTCGGCCATCTCCGCGTCGTCCGGCTTCGCTGGCTCGGCCCCCTCCGGGGCGCGGCCGTCGTCCAGCACCTGGATGCGGGACGAGCCTTCCGGGTCCGGGCGGGGGGCGTCGGAGCCGGGCGGCGGGGTCGTGGGGCGGAACAGGCGGCCGGAGACGTGGCGGGGCAGGATCCTGGGCGCCGGCTCGCTGCTGCCGCCCGGGCCGGTGAGCTTCCGCAGCACGTCGACCTGACGTCCGTCGCGGACGCCGTGGCGGCTGAACGACCGGGCCTCCTCCTCGGTGAGGTAGACCGTCTCCCCGGCCATCACAAGGTCGGTGGCCCGGTCCTTGTCACCCCGGCGGGGGACAGACAGGTTGATCAAGGCGACGTACGGCTCGCCTACGCGGGCAGACGGGGTGCCCTTGTCGCGAGCCAGCAGCCCGGTCAGCGTGTCCCGCTCGGCATCGGTGAGCGGCCGGGTCTCTGCAGCGGTAGCAGTGTCCGCCATAATTCACACTCCCGAAAGCAAAGCGACGGCCAATGGCTGGTCGAGCCCAATTGCCGAACTCCTCTGGGTGTCCGACCTCCAGGTTTTGCGGCTTTCCTCGCGGTAAAGGGGACCGGCGAGGAACGGCAATTCATCGGCGAAGAAGCCTGCCCTATGCCGCTGCATTATGATGGCATTCCCGGCCGGGACCTGACGCGATACGAGAACGTCGAGGTTGAATATCTTCTGGGGCAAAACCCCAGTGTAGAGGAGGTTTTCGGAAGCGATGTCGCCGATGTACGGCGCGGCGAAAGTGCTCGACTGGAGCAGCGTGTTCTTGGTGCCGTGGTTCACGATCATGGTGTCGGCTTCAAATCCGAGCCATTGCGTGACGCCGGACGGGGACACGATGTTGGCATTTTCGACCAGGTAAACAGCCTGCGCGATATCGGACCGGATTGTCGCCGACGCGGAAGCCCACGGATTGGCGACAGCCAGCGTCTGAATGGATGCGTTCGCGACTACGGCGCTGTAAAACGCCGTATTCCACGAATACACCATCGTGTTCTTGACTTGGAGCAGCTGCCGGGTCACGGGGTCGATGGCCTGCCGGCGCCGCATCTCGTCGCTGACCATGATCGCCATCGCGCGCTCGTGGGAGAACACGACGCGGGGCACGCCGATGCTGGTCGGGACGACGGGGACCTCACCGAACTCGGGCCGGATCTCGGGGAAGTCGTCGGCGTACAGCGGCGTCGACTCGCTGTACCGCACCGCGCCCGAGGGGGCCGCGCCGCCCATCCGCAGCACCGAGTCCATGATGAACTCGTTCTGCGTGATATCCAGAATCAGGGCCGGGATGACCAGGGGGTCTTTCAGCAGCTCGTTGACGGTGATCCGGGGAGCGTCGCTGTAACCCCTCGCGCCTGTAGGCATGTTCTAGTCCCCTCTCAGAGGACCCGGCAGCGGCCGAGGAAGTAGGACGCGGCACCGGAGCCGCCGATCTGCTGGGTGAGCATCGCCGAGGACACCCCGCCCGGGTGGGTGCAGCGGGCCACGATGTTGTTGTAGGCCGGGGTGATCGCCGAGGCGCCCGTCGAGCCGTAGTACGGGGAGTGGGCGGTCCCGCACACCGTCCCGTTGACGCCGACACCGGACGCGGCGCCGACGACGAGAAGCTCGCCGGGGGCTGCCTGGCCGCCGTACCAGCACCAGATGTCCCAGCCGCCCGCGTACACCGCCACGTAGTCCGTCAGGACGGAGATGTCGATGAGGGGCTGGCCGTAGGAGTTCACCGCCCCGGTCTGGGCGAGGATCACGTTCGCGTCGGCGCCCGCCACCCCGAGGATGTTGATGTCCCCGGCCGCCGACGACCCGCCGACCGACGGCTTGACCGTCAGGTCGGTGGTGCCGGGGGTGGCGGTGTCGGGGGTGACGAACTGGCCGCCGTAGACCAGGGCCGCGGTCTGGTAGTTCGCCGGGCCCCTGGTGTAGTGCGGGAGGACCGCTGACATGGGCTTCTCCTACTCCGCGTCAGCCGGGGCGTCCGGGGCGGCCGGTTCCGGGGCGACGTCCAGGTGATCGGAGAGGGCGGCCTGAAGCTCGGCGTTGGCCACCCGCAGCCGGGAGCCCTGGTGGCCGCCGTCCGGCAGGGCGTCCACGGCGTGCTGCACCTCCGCCGCGGCGGCGGCGACACGGGCGCGGGCCGATGCGAGCACCCGGTCCTGCTCCCGCCGCGTGTCTGCCAGCTCCTCGTCCTCCGCGAGCCGCTTCTGCGCGATGGCCTCGTCCTGCGCGTCGCGCTGCGCGGCGAGACTGTCGGCGGCGGCCTGCAGCTCGGCCTCGCGGCGCTCAGCGGCGTCCTGGTCGGCTGCCGCCCGGTCCTGTGTGCTCATGTCCGTGCCTTTCGCTGTTCCGGGCGGGTCACTTCAGGCCCGTCATGGCCTTGTAGCGGCTTACGATGTCGTCGCGCTGCTGGTCCGCCTGCTCGCGCACCGCGTCCTCCGGCTCGTCCATCGGGGAGCCGAGTTCCGCGCCGAGGTCCAGGAGACGGGCCTGGCGGGCGTACTCGGTCAGGACCCGGCGCATGATCGCCCCGGAATCCACCGTCCTGCCGTTGGCCAGTTCCACCGCGTGCCCCGCGCCCTCCAGCAGCGGCCGGGCAAGCTCGGTGATGTACGGGGGGACGCCCAGGTCGGCGAGGCGGCGCTTCTCGCCCTGGTAGTCCTCCTCCCGCAGCCGGGCGGTGATGACGGACAGCTCCCGCTGCGTCTCCTCCGCGCGTGCGTTGGCCAGGTTGATGGCGAACTGCGCCTCGGCGCTCAGTCCCGCGCTCACGGGCTCCCCCTCGTAGTCGGCCGTCCCGTTCACGGGTGCCCCGTCGTCGCCGAGCAGCCCGGCGGCGTCCAGTTCCCCGGCTGCGGCGACAAGCTCGTCAAGCTCGGCGTCGGTCAGCCCGCCGTCCTCGCCGCTGCCGTCGTCCGGGCCGGTGAGGGCCTCCAGCTCGGCGGCGGTCAGGACCATCCCGCCCGCGGCGAGCGCGTCGAGCTGGTCGTCGGGAAGCTCGAGGAGCTTCGCCAGCCGGGCCTTCTGCTCGTCGGTGAGCGCGTCGAGATCCGCCATGGCGGCCGTCCCTTCAGGTGCTTCCGTGGTGAGGTCGATGCCGCCGTCACGGCCGGCGAACAGGTCGCCCGGCATCGACGGCGGGGCCGAGGCGGGCAGCGGGGCGGGCGCGTCCGCGGCCTGGACGTGGGTGACCGGGGTCCGGCCGCCGTACTTGTCGAGCACCTGCCCGGAGCCGTGGTCGTACTGGCCGCGGACCGTGTTCCCCTGCGCGGTGCGGCCGAGAACCTGCTTGCCGTGCAGCCCCGCTGCTGGTGCCCCGGCGCCGCCGCGGGCCTCCATCCAGTCCCGTTTCGCCGTCGCCGACGCCGTGTCGTGGGCCTTCTCCCCGGCGCGTTCCTCGTTGACGGCGGTCCAGTCCAGGTCGACGGTGCCCGCGAACGTCCCGCCGGACAGGTCGATGACCGTGTCCGGGACGGGAGAAGCGGCCTCGATCGCCTGCCACGGGCCGAGGCCGGGGATGCGGGGGTCCAGGGTGCCCAGGACGTGCTGGACGGCCTGGGGGAAGTGGCGGCCGTCGGAGCGGGCGTAGTCCTCCACGATCCGGGCGGACACGCCGAGCTTCGGGTTGGCCTGCAGCACCTTCTCCCCGTCGGGGGTCACCACGGCGGTGACGTACAGGCCGTCGTCGCCAAGCTCCATCGCCGTGATCTCGCCCCGCGTCCTCTCGGGATCGTTGGTGTGGGTGTTCGCGGCGTCGGCGAGCTGGAAGGGCACCTGGTCGTAGGCGCGGGAGTTGAACGCCTGCACGAGCCGGCCGAGGTAGTCGCGGGTGAAGTGCAGCATCCGGCCCTTGTACTCAACCTCGCCGACGGGCAGCAGCTTCTTGCGCCACGCCCGGTTGCCGAGTTCCACCGCGTCATCGGCGGTGAAGGGGGTCAGGACGGCGGCGGTCACCTCACGCCGCTGCCGTCTTGCCGAACGCGCCCGGCCTGGTCCGCTGCGAGTTCTTGGCGAACGCCAGCGCGCGGGCGGCCGGGAAGCCCTTCGCCATCAGCTTCTTGTAGATGGCCTGCCCCTTGGGCGTGAGCCCGTTCTCGTCGGTGCCGTCGTCCGTCCCGCCGGCCATGGTGATCCTGGGGCCTGCCCCTGCCCCCGTGGCGGGAGTCGCGAGGGCGCGGATGGCGGGGATGCCGTACTCGCGCATCAACTCCGTCTGCTGCGGCGGGGGCTGGAGGGGCGCCGACGCGGGATGGAGGGCCCCGGTGACGGCCGAGTTCCACGTGCCGACCGCCTCCATGAGGGCGGTGCGCTGGTGGTCGCGGGGGGCGAGGTCGGTGCCGTTGACGGTGGCGACCCACTTGCCCGCCTCTGTCTTGCGGAGGCTGGCGATCTGGGCGCCGCCGTGCCGGTGGCGCAGGACCGCCGTCCCGTCGTCGCTGCGGGCTACCAGGACGTCCATGGGGCCGTGGATGGGGTGGCGGCGGGCCGTCAGGGTGCCGGACGCGAGTTCGAGGGCCTGGCGGGTGCCGTTGGCGAGGGCGTGGGAGGCGCCGCCGCCCCGGACGGTCACCGCCGCCCCGGAGCGGACTGACCCGGTGCCCGGCGCGGGGGTGCGGAGCAGGCCGGGGGACTTGTCGAGGCTGGCGCCGGACGCGCCGAAGTCGCCGGCGGGGGCCACGTGACCGCACTCGGGGCAGGTGAGCGTGTGGCCCTGGTCGTCCTTGGTGGTCTCGGAGAGCAGGTAGGTGACGCCGGCGCCTCCGCCTCCACCGCCGGAAGCTGCCAGCTGCGCGCCTGCCGGGGCGGCCCAGGACTTCCCGAGCGCTGCGGTGCGGCCGACCATGGGGGCGGTCTTGCGCAGGAGCTTCGCGAGGGAGGCGCGGCGGCCCGGGTCGGCTACGCGGCCTACAGCCTGGCGGGCCTTGTCCCAGTGGGCGGCGTCGGTGACCGGGTAGCCGGGTGCGCCGCCGGGGGTTGCGGGGGGGAGGGCCTGCCCGCGCTGGAGCGCCGTGCGGCGGCCTGCGGCTGTCTCGCTGCGCGGCATCGCGGACATGGTGAGTGCGCCGGTCCCATCCGGCTGGCACCCCTGCCAAGGCACAGCGTAGCGCGTGCAAAGAGCAAATGCACGTGCACGGCGGTCAGG